ACCCCCAGTATTATTTACAAATTCATATATTCTACCTCTCGCAAGATAAAGAACCGGATCATTAGTCGTTTGAGTGAAACCAATTCCAGTGAAAGTATAATCACTAGTTCCGTTAGCACCACGTGTCCATTTTCCATCAACTATATCCCCAGAAGTTACAGTAACTATACCAGCAGAGGTTGGGGATACATTAAAACTTGGTCCAAAGTTTATCGTTCCGGCAGTTCCGACTGTTGTGTCATTATCTTTTATAACAACACCCGAACCAGATCCAATAACACCCGTTAATCCAGATCCATCTCCGACAAATGATGTTGCACTTATCCTTCCAGTGAGACCAGTAAAACTTATATCATTACCAACTGAGAGTGAGTTGGGAGCAACTAAATTTCCATTTAACGTAGTACCAGTAATTTCTCCATCAATATTAATTGTACCAATTCCAGTAATATTATTACTATTGAGGTCTAATTCACCACCTAGTTGTGGTGCTGTATCATCAGTAATAGAAGAAAAACCGGTAGAAATTGTATATGCTGTTCCAACTGAACTTACTGTAATTCCATTTTCACCAGTAAGTAGTAAACTTGTTACAACTCCAGAGAGATTTGAACCATTACCGGTAAATGATGTTGCGCTGACTAATCCAACTATGTCAATATTGCCAGTGCCTATGATATCATTAACACCAAGATCCAAATCCTCCAAAAGTTGGGGGAGTATTGATGTTACTATAAAATTGCCAGCAGGATTTTCAACAATAGTTACGTTTGCTCCGGCCTCAACATTAGTAATGATACCAGTTATTCCAGAACCATCTCCGACAAATGATGTAGCAGTTATTATTCCAGAAGCAATAGATACGCTTTGTCCAATAGAAATTACATCATTAACAACTAACTCTGTTAGAGTAGAAATGCCCAATACTTCCAATCCAGAAGAATTTGCAGTTACAGTACCAGAAATTTCTACTGCACTTTCTGCTATTAAGTCATTCTTTACAATTAAATCCCCACTGGCACTAGAAATAGCCACGGTATTATTGCCACTCAAATTTTTAATATTTGTTACTTGAATATTACTCATTTATTTAAAAATTTCCAAACGGGGTGTTTTCTGTGAAATCAATTATATTTATACCCTCCCTCTCAATGCTAACATTAGCATCATAAGGAGATGATGTATCAAATTCTAATGCTTGTCCAGAAACTGGAGAACCTGTGGATTTTAAATTAAAGGTGGCACCAAATCCTACAATGTTTTCCCCTATAGTAAAATCACCAGTTATCATTCCAACTTTAAGTACTTTATTTGGAGCATCCCATTCCTTTACCCTAGCACTGGATAGAGATTCTGATCCGGTAACTATTTCATTGAATTCATATGTTCCTGTAGAAATTCTTGAAGGATCACTTATAGTTACTGTTGGTGGTTCAGTATAGCCATATCCAGAGTTGGTAATTTGAACTTGAATGAGTGAATTGGAGGAAATTTTTGCAACTCCTGTAGCAGTTACTCCAGATTCGGGAGCACTAAAAGTTACTGTTGGGGTAGTTAAATATTCGGATCCTCCAGAAGTAACTGTAACTGATCTAACGGAATTTAATGTTGATATTCCTGCTGTGGCAGCAGCTCCCACACCAAGTTCCGAAACAAATCGTACAACAGGGGGATCTAAATATCCAGATCCTGTATTAATAATTCTTAACTCATCAACATATTGAGTTCCAAATGTCGTATTATTCATTATAGCAACTGCAGTTGCTTTGACTCCTCCCGCAGGAGGTTCTGTAAGTAATACTAAGGGTGCTTCTGTATAACCAAAACCTGGATTAGTTAAGAATAATTCGGTTATTGAACCAGAGCTAATTTCAGCAGTAGCTGTTGCAGTAGATCCAATACTTGCAAGGTTCATAGTTAAAATATAACCATCATCAGCAACATTATCATCAATATCCAAAATTCCAGTATCTATGACTTCATTATCGTATTCAAAGATTTCACATCTTAATTCATAAACATAATTTTTTTTAAGTTGATAAAATGGTTTTTCATGCTCAACATACTTAACTTCAAAAATTGTATCTGAAAGAGGGAACCATATTAAATCACCTTCTTTTGGTCTTGATACTAATTCATAGTCAACTGCTGGTGTATCAATAGTATTAGGCATTAAGGATCCACCACTATCAGAAGAAACCCCACCTTCTAATATTGGTTTAATATATGTTTCGTATCTTTCTTGGGAAATTATTAAATTCAATTCATCAGTTACTCTGACTCCAAATTTTGACATCAAATCTCCACTACCTTGAAATCCTTCAAAATTTTCAATGTAGGCTTCTAATGGATATGCATTAGTAAACTCTGATTGAATTACTTCTCTTATTATAGAATCTGTGTTTATGAATATTCTCGGTATGTAATAAACTTCAACACCATATATTTTTAACTGCTCATTAATTAAACTCTGAACTAAATTTTGTTCCGCCGTTGTTCCTTGCTGAAAAAATGGATTAAGTGCCATAAGTACTACCCTATAAAATCGAGGGGGGGCAGTTCATAATGACTGGTCATTTTCATCTTAATATCTTCAAGTTCTTTAATAGAATCATCAAATAATTGTCTTCCATTTAATTCTATTCCTCCGGGAAGTTTTACTCCTTGGAATTTGATTAAATTTTGTCCCCATTGCCTTTTGAGCAATGCGGTTAAATATTCTTTTAAGAAACTATCATTATACACTGCGGTAAAATCATTTGGATCTAAAATTCTAAAGCAATCTAAAATTATATAATCATCTGTATTATAGCTGGACCAATCAATATCTAAATATAATCTATTCTGTCTTTTATTAAATCTTATTTGATTTGATGGTGTTAATAAATGATCAATATCCTCAAGTCTACTCTTAGTCATTGAATATGAAAGTAATTCTGTAGATGCAAACCAATAAATATCATTTAAAAATAGTTGATATTGGAAGTTAAACATTCCACTGGAAACCGTAGATTTTCCAAATTTAAATACCTTTTCAACTCCAATTACACTATCTGGAACTTGAATAAAATTTGCTGCTTCTGTCCAATCATAAGTAGTGTTAATTCCAACAGTAGAAGTAGCAGTTGTTGTAATTCCAGTATTTCTTGCTTGATCAATTTCAGATTCACTAACTTGATGTTTTAAATATACTCTTTGAACACCATCGAAATGTCGTTCTTGAAAGTATTGTAGAGCATCATCAACTAAATCATCAATTTGATCATCATCAACATTGATTTCAAGCACTGGTGCACCGAGTCTACGTAAACAATAATCAATTAATCCCTGTCTTGTAGATGGTTTTGCCATTTTTTAACAAATATTTTTTAGTTATTTTTATTTAGAAGATCATTTAAAAGATCAATAGCAGTATTTAATTTTTTTTCCAATTCTAATATTCTACGTTCTTGATTATTTTGTTTTTCAATTAAATTCTTATGCTTATTGTAAGATTCAATATCTACATTTATAATTGAATTTGAATTCAAATCCCTTTTTAATCCCGAATGACCTTTAATTTTAATCATGCTAATGATAGTACCTTGAGATTTCTAATCTTGGGGATATTGGAAGAATTTGTTGAAGTCATAACAATTTTTATTGCAAATGATGTAAAATATTCATTTGTAGTGACTGTAAACTCATTAGTTTTAAATTCTCCAGGTTTACTAAAATTAACAAAAATATCAGGAGATCCATCATTATTTTTAGAATTTATTACATTTCCAAATTTATCTAAGTTATTGTATCCTGGAAAAAGTACGAAGGGTGGATTCTCGGATAATTCTGAATTAGTTTGGTAAAGAACTCTAAAATCAGATCCTTCAGGTTTGAAAGCATCAAAAATAATTTTGATTCCATTAGATGGAATCTCCAAATTAATAACTTTTGATATGTAAATTGCTTCATTTGTATCATAATTTGAAGTATTAATTTCAGAATTTTTAGCATAATTTTCTATAGGATCATTGATAATATTTGAATTTAAAATTAATCCACATCTATCTAAGTCAACTACAGGTGACAAATTCTCATTAGATGAATATAAATCTAATTTAAATGTCAATGATTTATTTCCTGGAAGTGATGTCAGTGATTGAAGTTCATTTATTCTGGAAGCTACTAATCTAGAAGTATCAAATTCATAAGTTTGATTTAGTGGGCATGGTTCATATCCCATATCTCTAAATGAAGTTTCATTTCCATTAATAGAAGTTCCAGTTATAGTTCTTACAGATGCTGAAACATTGCAGAAGTTTGGAACAAATGTTTGGATATTTGATGTCAATGAATTGAATAAAATATTTTGCGTAGCACTCACTCTTGGTCCACCAACAATACTATTTTCATCTATAAAAAGTTTTGGATATCCTGTTCCTGTAGATCTATCCACTCCATTTTCACTCATATCAAGTTTTAAATAATATAATTTGCTATTATTACTTTCGGATGTAGTTGTATCTGAAAAATTGAATTCTTTATTAAATCTTCTTAGTGAAATTCCACTCATCTCATGTTTATACATATACTCACCTGAAGTATGAGATTCTGCTACAGTAGAATCTATTCCTCTGGTAAGGTCTGATAGTGTATTTCCACTAATACTTTCATATGAAATAATTTCATTTCCTATTTTTACATATCCTGGATTTGTTGTACCTATACCAACTCCTTCAAAATTGTTGAAATTGACTTCAGAAGATGGTGTGAAAGTTAATGATAATGCAGTTGCACTCATATCAGATGATAAAGTGGTGGGTGCTAAATTAGATTCTAATCCACTCAAATCAACTTTATTTGCATCTGAATTCATGGAGTGATTATTGTGGTTTATAATAAAGTGTAAACCGTCTAGATAATCTTCAAAATTACTTATGGTAGAAGGAATTAATTCCTTCGAGAATGTGGTGGTTGATCCACTAGAAACATTCCGTATCAGTAGTGGTTTTGATGTGTTAAATTCTCCTTGAATTTTATCTATTACAAATTCTTGGAAAGCTGTTCTAATACCAACAGAAAATTCAAAATCTATTCCAGTATTTCCAATAGTGTCTGATGGTACTAAAACTTCTCTTGTGGAGTATTTTGAACCCCCATTGGTTACATTAATATTGTTAATACTGCCATTATTAACAGTAATATCTCCTATCAATCCACTACCCTTCCCATCTAATGAATTAAATGTCATTCCTGTATAAGTATGAATTCCTGATGTTGGAGTAAGTCCCGTACCAACTTTAGTAACATTAATTGAAGTAGTTCCAAGACCAACTACTCCTAAAGTATCTACTATAAATCCGGTTTGTAATCCATCAGAACTTTGAGTTACTTGTAAACCTAAAGTAGCAATTCCGGAAGTTACAATAGTAGTTGACAATCCAATAATTTTTTTATTTTGTAAGGTAATTGCTGGATTTTTTCTTAGAATTGGTTTTTGATTGTTTCCAATATCAAGATTTGGATTATAGAAAGTAAGAGATCCAGATTGCTTTACAAATTTTGCTTTTTTGATATTAAATTTTAAGTTAAGTGAATTATTACTCTGGGGAGTAATATTTGAAGATTGATATAGATTTCCAACAGAAGAAACTTTGTTGACAATGGATCCGGTGATTAAATCTTCTGAAGAAGTTGTGCTCAAATTAGAACAATATACTTTATAATTTTCAGAATCTGAATATAATGTAAATGCATATAACTTATTAGATTCCAAAAATACAGGAGAATCAAATGTAAATGTTGTTGCAGATGAAGAATCTGTGGAAACACTAATTTCATTAGGGATTAATGTTTTTTTGGAAAATGGTACAGGTATTGATGTTGGCAATCCATTTTTTATAGTTCTTATATCTAAAGTAATGGATAAATTATCTGTAGATTTCTCTGCAAAATATAGATCTATAGAAGTAATGAAAATTCCTGATGGGCTAGAAACTTCAAATACTTGTGCTATTGGATTGGAATATCCTGTATTAAATACAGTTCTATTGATAAAATCATTATTTTCATATAGGTTCGAAACAAATCCATTAGATGCAGTATCATTCTTATCAAATAATTTTTCCGCTGAAGTTGATCTTACTGAAAGAATTTCATTTTCATATAGAGGTATATTTCCAGAAACATCAAAATTTATTTCAGCAAAACTCAGTTTTTCTGATGTGAATTCATTATTAAAGGAATCATTGGACAATTTAAAGTTTTTCTTTCCAGATAAAAATGTTTTATTACTTAAAGAATATTGTGGTATATAAAATGCCCCTTGCAATACTCCATTTTGGTTTGATTTTAATCGAATTCTTGAAATAGTTGCTTTTGCACCACTTGTTTGTCCTATTAATGTCATTCCTTTCATAATATATCCATAATATTTTGAAACATTTATATCAGATAAACTATTAAGATCGACATTTAAAACCGTGGATGTTTGTGAATATTCAGATTGAATATCTCCATTAGTATATGGATTCTTTGAATAAGATTTACTTGGAGAATTATATGAACCTATCATATGATTAGTTTTTGCTAATCTAAATTTAATTGATATACTTGATTCTCCATCAGACTCAACATTACTAAATCCAATAACATCCTCTCCACTTGAAAAAGATCCAGAAGACATTTCAATTTCAATAAGTTTAGGAATAATTAGTCCAGATATTGAAATTTTATCCAAGAAAGCATAAAATTCTTCTTCAGGTTTTAAAGAAGTACATGTAAATGAATAGTTTCTTCTTCTTAAATAAGGAATTATATCTTTATTAAATATCCTATTCGATATTGTTTTTGAATTATTTGTTTCTAAATTGGAATTATAAGAAATTCCTTGAATATTTCCTACAGACTTATCTTGAAAATCTTCATCTACTCTTCCAACCCAGAAATCTTTCCAGGAATCAAATCTATTTTCATAGAAATTTGTATTTTCTATAGTCTCATTATTGATTTTTTTATCTCTATATGGATCTTTTACGGAATTTGATACTTTCTTATAAAAATTATCGTTAAACCATATATCGGAACTTGGATGTAAATCAATATTTCCAATATAGTTTGAAATATTCGAAGAATTTACACTTATTGATGTATTTGCATAGGGTTGTTGCAAGAAATCAATATTTTCATATTTAAGAGTTACTAAAGATCCAGTTTTTGTGAGATTTGTAGATTCCAAATCATTTGCTGAACTTAAATCAACATTGGGATTAGGATCTGTACCAATTCCTATAAAGGATTTTGATCCCCAAACTAAATCTAAGAATTTTGTATGACTTTTTGGTCTCATCTCACCAATTTTAGCATCAATAGATATTGTA